TAAACTTTTTGTGCTAAGTTGAGTGCATCCATTGACAAACTGCCATCTGAAACGTCTACGGATGAAATTTCATTTATTCCGTTTACTCCTTCAATCCAATCTGTGTTTATCCAATTTTGATACAGGTCACTGTTATATGTTTTTAGTGCTAGTCCGAATTGTGGAGCTGTTGTTTTTAAATATCCGGTTTGCTTTTCTCCGGACCTTTCGTTGAATTGTTGTAATATAGGTACACTGTCTATTCCTGTTACGCTGAATGTAACATTTCCTTTTGTTGTTAAAATATTATCTCTTAGTGTGTCTAGTGATTCTAGTTCCCATTGTTGTAAACCTACGGATAGACCATTGTAAATTGCATCTAATTCGTATTTACTTGTTGCTTCTAATCCTTGTATTACTAGTTGGTTTCCGGCCCATATACCTATGTCCTTTCCCTTCCAGCGTCTGTATCTTAAATTTTGGCTTCCTATGAATGTAAAGTTTGCTTTTTCTTCGTCTGTTGGTGTTGGTGTGAATGCAATTTTATCTCCGTTTGTGATTTGTTTATTTATTTTTGTGGTATTATAGCCCGTATCGTTTATTGTAATTGTGAATTTTCTTGCTCCTCCAATTGTATAGAATTTGTCTTCTTGAGTATTAGCGTAGTAATTCTTGAATATATCGTAATATCCAATTAGTGGAACTGCATTTTTTTCAACATTTTTTGTTGTTACTCCGATGAGTGAGCCGTATCCCCTGATTCCTAAGTATGCTAGTAGACAACTTGGATTTACTTGTGTCCATTCGTCTTCCGGTTTTGGGTTGTCTGTATTTTTTAAACCTACATTTAATTGCGGTATTTTTACTTGTGACATATCCAGGCCGATTTTTGTTCTATTGTTGTGTAACCAACTGTTATATAGTCTGAAAGGTACTGTATACACGTGGTGTTCTAGTTTGAAACTTCCGAATAATGGTCCTACTGTTGGATGTGTAAGTACATTTGCTTCAATATCTATATCAATTATGTCTCCTTTTTGCACTAATAGTGTTAAATTAGGTACTAATGTTCCAGGTGCTTGTGTATTCCTGACCACTGTACTTAAGTCGTGAGTTGACATGTTGTATGTCTTCAAGTCCACGGACATTTTATTATTGTCCCCAATGGTGTTTTTGCCTATATTTCTTTCCATTATTTATCCTCCTGATTTTTAATTGATTTTTCGAATTCGTCTGCTTCCTTAAGTGCATAAACCATTGCTGCCACTAAGTTCCAATCTGTTTTATTGATTCTCATTTCAGCGGCTTTGCGGCTTTTGAATTTTTCCTCTGTTGCCAAGTGGTTACCGATTGTAATCATAAATTCGTTTTCGTCTGTATCAGTTGGTCTGATTATAAATGCTTCTTTTAGATTTGCCATTTTTTTTAGTATTTAGGATTAATATTGATGTGTGTACTATCAACGCTTGACGTTGTTGTTTGTTCGGTCTTTTGCGTTGAGTTTTGATTGTTTTTGCTGACGCTTAAACTCATCGTGCAACTTTGCACACAAAGCGTAGTAATGATTGCAATTATTGCGGTCGAAATAGCTCGGATAATTTCTACCCATTGAGTCCCGTTGATTTTCATAAGTCTCCATCTTTAATGTATAAATAACATCCGCTTGCAAAAGCGATTATTAGTAATAGTATTACTAGCCCAAATATTTCTTTTGGCATGTTTAAAATAATTTAAGTTGTAAATTTTCTAATTGTTGTAGGTGTTCCTCCCACATGTCATAAATTTTTTCTGTTATCAACCTCCTTTCTTTTCTATTTAATTTGTATTCTTTAATTACCGTATCTTCGAATATTTCGAATCCTTGAGTAACTTCGCCTGGTTTCATGTTATACCAAGCGAATGTTTTGAACGCCTTGAATGTACTAAATTCTTTATTCAGTATCACAAACATTGTCTTTCTTTTTGGTTTTTTCATTTTCTTTAGGATATAATTTCCACGATTCTACTACGCATACTAGTTTTGTTTCTTCCGGGTCGTTTAGCATAATAGCAAATTTTGTTGCTATTGTGTATGTGTTCATACCTGGAATTTCTCTTTCGATAATTTTGCCTTCATTGTTTACATAAATTGCTGTAAATTTTGTTGCTGCCATAATTAAAAATGTTTTTTAGTTACTATTAGTTTTATTTCTCTTCCTTGTTTTTGATTACATTGCAAATATACGTGTTTTTTTTGATATCTGCAAATTTTCTGATATTTGTCTGAAGCTTTTAACTATGATTAACACATCTGTACGGTAGGATGCGCGCCGCTTGAGCGCTGATGGTGCAATAGAGGGCGCATAGCCCTCCTTAGCGTCTAGCACCTTGATATCGCCAAAGGCGCACACCACGGCTTTTGCCGGGTGCACGCCCTCATATAGGTCTGTTCCTTAGGAAACTGTCCTTTACTTTTTCACTGTCGGTCTTTCCCGCTATACCCCTTGGCCACCCGGCCGGAGGTGTTAAATAAAACTTGTGTTTGATTATTCAGATTCTCGCCTTTGGACTTGGTTTCCTTGCGCTAGCCTAGGCGTATGAGTGGAACTCATTCGCCTGCACGTAGACGACGTCCCGTGTCGTCCAGTGCCGCCGTCGCGTTAGCAGGCGTTAAAATCGGAGCGAAGCGACTTCCTAGAGAAAATTACCCTTTTGGCGGCTGGTCAGCAGCCATCAGAACGGACACGTCTCTAGCTGTGTATAGTCTTTGGCTCTCTCTATTGCCCAATATGTTTCTAATTGTTGCAAATCTTTATCTTGTCTTTTCTTTTGTCTTCTTAATCTTGATAAATATTTTTGTTGTTCCCAATTTTGTAGATTGTAACCATATAGTCTACATTCTGTTTTACGTCCTTCGTTTAGTAATTGTAAATAATATTCTTCATCATCTCTATGGACTTTTTGTCCCATTACATAAATTATTCCTTTTTCTATTTTATCCAGGAATAGAGCTTCTTTTTCTTCTTCTGTAAATAGTTGATTCCTGTAATAAATTGGTAGGTTTATTTTAGACCCATTTCTTAATCTGTAAGTTTCTATTGTTTGTCCCGGTTTGTATGTATGTTTTTTTGCGTCATCTCTTTTGATATATCCAGCTCCTATGCCTTTGGAGCATAGCACTTTCCCTATAAAGTCTTTGTGTTTTTCATCTATTTTAGTCATGTATTTTGTGATATATTGTATTGTTTTTTCATTCACGAAGAGTCCGGTGAATGTTATCCCGTAGTTCCATTTATTTGTAATTAGTTTATCTGTTCCTATTCCCCAAACTATACCGTGCAGGTGCAATCTCTCTGTTTTTTCGTGCCCTAGTTCTGTAATAAACCAATGTTTAATAGATTTACCTGTTTGTTTTCTGATTCTTTCTAGGCATAATCTAATTGCCTTGGTGGCTATTTCATTATTGTCTGTAATATTATATGTATTTGATAGTTCGCTATATGATTTATCATCAATTGTTAATGTGATAAAATATGCGTTTGGTTCTTGTCTTAATTCTTCGCTCATTCTAACTAACCATTGTCTTTGTTTTTGTTGACGGCATTCCATGCATTTTCCACATGCCGCGGTTACGTATAATAGTCTTTCGTCCGGACATTGAGGCGGTACGCCTCCATTCTTTTTGTTTGGTACATACCGCCTGTTTTTGATTAGTTTTGGATATAGACACATAATTATTGAAAACCTGTTTTACCTACTTTTGCTCCTAGTGCTGCTCCTGCTCCTTTTGATGCTATTTCTAGCATTCCTAGTATAATGTCTTTAACGAGCTTTTGTTCTTCAATGTCCAGGCCTTTTTTGCCTAGTTCGTATTTGTTTATTACGTCTTGCACATAGGCTTCTATTTGTTCTTTTTGGTTAATGAGTGCTTTTCCTTTTTTGGTAAGTTCTTCCCATCCTTGTAAAATTTGTGCCGGAATAGCCTTTGCTTGCTCTTCATTGACTTTTCTTTGGCTTCCTTTGAGTAATATTTCAGCCATCAGATTTTGAAGTGTTAGAGCGGATTCTTTCACTTTATTGTCAATTGTTCTTTCCTTTAACTCGTTGTCGAGTTTCATTCCGTTGATTTCTTCAGCTAGTTTATCGATTCCTTTTTGTAGGCTTTTGATATTCCAGCGTGTTTCCTCGGCTTTGTCTTTTGTCCAATCGGCCATGTTTCGTTTAAGTTCCTCTTCTGCATCTGCCACTCTGATTTGTCCTAAGATAAGGCCTTTCTTTACTTTTTCATTTGAAGTTTGTGCGATTAGGTTATCGATGGTAGCTTTTTGCAAGTCTGTATCTACTCCGGCAATTTTGTCCGCTTCTACTTTATTTTTTTCAGCTTGACTCTTGTTGAGGTCTACTTGCGATGCTATGCTTGCTAATTGTAGTCCTAGTCCTTGTTGTTTTAGTCCCATTTCTACACTACGGTCTGTTGGTTGTGTCACTCCTTGCCCTTGTGCTCCATTGGCACTTACACCTCCGCCACCTCCCATTCCATACATGAGCGCTGGATTTAGTCCTGCGTTTTTTATATGTTGTTTTTGGTTTTCGTAGTTTGTATAGTCCCACAGGTCTTTGTTTCTTTGTTGATTGTTTTTAGCCATTTGTTCATTATACCTGTTCTGGATATCCATTAGTCTTAGTTGGTTTCCCCATTGTTCGTTGGCAGTTCCGGAACTCATTGCTGCGTTCAGTCCTGCCCCGAATATGCTGAATATTCCGTTTCCTAACATAGTTTTAAGTATTAATTGTTTACATTTTCGAGCTTTTTATTTAAAAGCTTCTTTCCTATTACTTGATATAATATATCACATGCGTACCATCGTAGTTAATTTTAGGGGAAATTTTTACATTTCCCCCCTAGATATCCATGTGATACGTTTTGCAGCTTTAGCTGCGACCGTTAATTTTCGCTTGGTGTTCCTCCTTCCGTTTTGTTTGGTACATTTCCAAAGTCTTCCGGTTTGGGAGCATTTTCTTTTTTCGCCTTACTCCGGCCAATTTTATCCATAGCTTCTAGTGCTATGTCGAATCTGTCTGTACGAATATTATAAGCCGGAAGTACTCCGTCTTTTTTTTCTGTGAATATGATAGGCGCACTATCTGTAATCGGTTCTTTGTTTTGAGTGATTCTCGCTACTTTGGTTTCGATTGTTTCACCTTCTTGGATTTCTACACTTTGTATTCTTCCAAGTAAATTTGGTATGATTGTTGTTTTCATATTGTTATAAATTTGGAATTTGTTTTGCGCTGATAAGCCTTCTTGCCTTGATGTCAAACTTTGTTTGTATCCAAAAGTTCATAGCTTCTAGATTTGTATCTGCAAATATGTAATTGAATTTCACTGGATCTATATATGTAGATAAGTCTCCGATTGTGATTTTTGTCGGAGACGATCCACCTATTATTTCTAGTTCGTAGTTTCTGTTCATTACCATGAATGCTTCATTATCTTTGATAGCAAAGTTTCCGTATGTTCTGTTTACATTTGTCATGTAATTGATCCATGCTACCGTCTTACCTGCTGCTGTTTCTTTTTTATCTGGGTCTGCATTGTAGTATCCTGCCCACCATGCTCGTTCACTGTTGATACTGTCTTGGTATCCGATTCCGTCGAGTGCTGGTTTATGGAGGTCGTCCATTGTTTTGAGTTCTGTATCCCATTGGTTACCCTGTGAGTAGTCGATTCTTGGTGTGATACTACAGATACACATGATATACCCCGGTTCGGTTACTTTTATTTTGATGTGTCCGCCTCGTTGTTTGTTGGTTGTTACACCTCTTCCTGCAAGTGCTCCTAATGGTTCTTGTTCTGTTGCACTGTTACTGATTACTTCTTGGAATACAATTTCTTGACTTGTTCCTCCTTCGAATACAGGTGTCTCGCATCTTTCCATATATTCTCCACCTGTGAATACTGTTTCTAGCCAGTCTCTGTATGTTCCTCCGCTTACTGCAATTCTGTTTAACATGTTGTAAACTTTTTGTGCTAAGTTGAGTGCATCCATTGACAAACTGCCATCTGAAACGTCTACGGATGAAATTTCATTTATTCCGTTTACTCCTTCAATCCAA